TCGATAGCCTCGATGTTTGCGATGATTAGCCATTGACTGAATGACATCTTTTACATGTCCAGGTTGCATTGACTGGTGCATCAGCATTTTCGACTTTTGCCACATGAGCCAAGATAATCTCCTCATTGCATAACTGACATCTTAGAGTCAAGTGCATAAGGTTCATCCATTGACCATTTATGTTTACTTCAACAAATCCCATTACACTCTCGCCTTCTGTTTCTCCCATTTACCAGATGATGCCATGTTGTACCAGCGAGTAGGGCATGCCATTGCTGGTGCTGTGTTTCCTGAAGTACAAAAGAATCCACCCCAAGCGCGCCCATTCTTTTCGCCCTCTTTCCATCTCATTTCGCCATGTTCACATTCCTCATGGTTTTGTACTCCTAAAATGCCTTGCACATTAGCAATAGCCTCAGCTGCGCTAATTGCAGGAGGCTGAGTAACATCGCCATAAATCGGTTCAGTTGTCCAAGGATCAGCTGCTAGCGCTTCCTCTTTAGTCTTAAACGATGGCACTTCTTTAGCCTTAGCAATGTCCTTGGCGCTTAATCGTTCGACCTTGCTCATTTCTTCTCTTGAAGGTCTTTTGCCTTTAGCTGCATAACCGCCGTTTGCAAGTGCGCGACCGATCGCTGAAGTCTCGCAGTTCTCCAGCGCTGAAGTTGAATTAACACCACGATCAGTAACCTTCTCCTCAGCGTATCCTGTCGAAAACGCCACGCCATCTGCGAAAGTTCTATATAGGTATGCTTTAACAATAAATCGATCATTTTGAAATGACTCCAGTTCTGTACTTATGCGAAAGTCTGGAAAGTCCTTGATGAACTTTTCCAAACGTGTTTCAACTGTTTCGTAATCGGCTAGATTAAACACTCGGTAACTCCTCTTGTTTCATTAGGTAATCGGTTTGTTCTGGTAATGACCAGACTGTTCCATCTGCCCACGACTGAACATCGATCGCGCAAGCATTGCAGTAATGGCGTCTTGTGCCTTGGCTCTTTGGGTGATTGCTGATAACAGTGTAACTAGCTGCCTTTTGTCCAAGTAGGTTATTTGTGCCATATCGGACTTTGCAGTAATCACACCAAACACCAGGAGCAGCTTTAATAACTGTCAAGGTCACTCCAATCAGTTGATGCAATTTGTCCAGCGAGCGCAATGTATGCTGCGCCGTCTTTGTAACTGTCTGCTTTGAGGTGCGACTCTTGTATGCGTGAGATTTTGACAAGTGCCATACAGATTGCGACTTCGTGAGGCTCGATGTTGCGTTCAAGATAGGCTGACCAGAGTTTGGCGATTCGAAGGTGATTGAGAGCTGCCAAGCCGTAATCTTTACCTCGGTCTTGGATAAGGTCTTTGGCTTCGTCAAGGATGTCATCAGCGCGCATTTTCACTCACACGACGTAAATTCTTGGCAACGATTAATCCTTCTCGTTTGCCTTCTTGAAAGCCTTTGCCCCAGCCCACGATAAACCATAAAACATTAGCAGCTACTAATAAAACAATAACTGGCATTTGTAGATCCATTTATTTTGCTCCCATTTCTAGTAGATCCTGATTGATTATTTGTGGTTCCATGCTATTGATAATCTCGTAAGTCTTGCCGTTTGGATGGATCGATGGAGCAGCTGCGACATAACCCTTCCACTTGATGTCAATACCTTCCTGCAAGGTACCGCGAAACAATGTCTCAACTGGTGCCTTGTAATAGAAGTGGAATCCATCGCCTGTTTTGACTGTAAATGTTGGAGTTAGTTCCTCGATGATCTCGCCACCATTGCGGAAATCAACATCAAAGACAACTAATCCTGATGGCTGGCAAGCAATGCCGATGTTCATGTTTGGATCCATCTTGTGCCAAAACTTCAACATCTCCCACTCGTTTGATGCATCAAGGTATGCACGTTTGATAAGGTCAAAGTGAGGGTCTTTTGAGTTTGGCTTTAATGGTAAGACTTTCCAGCCGTCATAAATATATTCAGCTGCTTTTCCTAAGATTCCACCTTCATCGATGGTTTGTGCTAGTTCTTTCATTTTGCTCATTTTTGCTCCCGTGTCAGTTGTTTGGGGTCTGACATGGATTAATGTCTCACACTTAGCAGACAATTACCCGTTTCTTAGATAACGAAACGATAACGATTTAACGCGCCCTGCCGTAGGACTTTCCAGCAACGATGAATGTGCCGTCCTTTTCGATGTTAATGAGATCGACCTGGACTTTTGCCTTGTTCACATAGATAATGGCAAACGCCTGCTGCCAATTAGCCACGCCCTTAGTGTATGCAGCCTGCTTAAAGTCCATCAGGTTGCCTACCTCGACACCATGCAGGACACGCCCTATACGCCCTCCAGAAGCCTCTGAGAAGGCTGATCTGCCTGCTCTGTGAGTATGACCTGAGATGACGTTCTTGCCATGCCTACGGGCTGCTTCAAGGGCTGATAAGCCCCCTTGTGGCTTTATTGGTGTGTGATCTCCATGGACTGCAATCCAGCCAGGCGCGATAGGCATAGGGTTCTTGTGGAAGGTAATGCCCAATTCATCAAACTTCATAAACTTCTCAAAGCGCAATTCAGGTAAAGCACCAAAGGCAGGTACTTTAGCCATAATGATGTTATACAAACGATCTGTGTGATTTGACCTAATGCAGTCAGTTACGCCTAATTCCCACAGCAGCTGAACAGCCTCGTTACGATCATCATCGAGCGTTTGAGCATAACTGCCCATGCGCCCTTCCTCCCACTTGCTTATTTGTGGTAGGTCAATCTCATCGCCAATGGTAACTACTTGATCTGGCTTAAACTTCTGAATGAAACTAGCAAGGTTACGGGTTGCAACCCTGTCATGGTATGGGACTTGTAAGTCCGAGACTACGACTATTCGCTTAATCGTCATCCTCATCTTCATAATCGCCAAACTTCTCTGGCTCAATAGGATCTGGCAAAATCCAACCAGGATAAGAATCCACAACCGATAGCATATAGAGAGCGCCATCATCATTAAAGCCAGCCTTGCGCAAGGATTTGTAATACTCATGCAAACCAATGCAGTAAGCATCAAGTTTTGAGTAGCCTTGTTCTTCTAGCGCCTTAGTTACTTTTCTTGCCATGTGGATAAGTGTCCCTTACTTCTTAAGAAGTTCCATCATCTGTTCTTGGCGTGTCTCTATTCTTGCCAATCGGTCAGCGAGAGATGATCCACCATTCGGCGTAAGAGTCCACAGCCAACCGCGAACCAGATAACGCAAACCGCCAACAAATACAGCAACCGTCGAGACAATGGCAAGGACGAACCCTGCCCAATCATTTGCGCTCACTCTGTTCTGCCATAGTCTTTGCGATTCTTGTCAGCCCAGGCTGCAATAGGAGCAGTAACACCAGCAATCAAGATTGCATACTCTGGCGCGAAATCCATCGCTAGAGCCAAAGCTGCAGCAACTGCTGCTGCTCCTACTCCTACCAGGTAATCCTTGAAAGCAGCCTTAAACTTAGGTGACTTCAAGCGCTTAATTAGTTCCTTCATATTTTGCCTCCTAGCATTGGGATATTAAAAAACTTTTGATTCTCGTCAGCATCCTTTGTAAAAGAGACATGGATGTGCGCTGTGTGTTTGTTGAATCCTCTGTAATTGACCCATCGCCAAAAGGATTTTCGTGAGCATATTTTGCCCATGTGGATAACATAATTAATTCGTCCGTCTTTGTGAGCATAGGCTCGTAACTGATCCGCAAGATATACGGATGTCCCACGCGACTTGTCGAGATTAGAGTCAATGTCGATGGCGCGTACCCATCCCTGAGCATCTGGATTGTGGTCAGACTTAACCTTAGAGTGTCGGCTATCACCGATCCACCCATCAGATGTTCTGTCTCGATCTGGGAAACTGTCATCGATCTGTTCTCTTAATTGGATCGCAGCTCTACTGAGTCTGGGTTTCATTCCAGGTTGCATATTCCTCATCTGTCATCGGACGAACAGTTTCCTCACCTGTTTCACAATTAATGTCATTGACAAGTGGACGATTATTTGTATTTTGATTAGGCATTATGCTGCAACTCCATATAGTGTAAATGTTGTACCGCTGGTGAAAGTGCCAGTACCCAAGGTAAATGCAATAGTTGAAACAAAAGCGGTCTGACGAGAAAATCCATTGTCAAACCAAGATGCAAAACTTGTTGCTGTTGCGTTTGTTAAACCACCAGATATTCTTTTAACGGTTGTAAAATTAGCAGATTCTATTGTTAAGAATCCCGTAATGTCAGCGCTTGCAGGAATTGTACGTGGAAAACTTATACTTGAATTAGTTGCAACGGCGGTAAATGTGCTACCTGTTATGTTGGACATGCCGTATGAATACCCAGTCGTTGCTCCATTAATAGTGAAAGTGCAACCCGTTACTGGGGCAGAAAAAACAGCACTTTGACCAACAATCATCACCATCAATTTTTCATACGATTGTGCAATGCTGCTGAAAGTAACTACCGACCCTGAGGTTGGGGTGCTAGTTGCTATCTGTACCCAGTTATCGCCACCTTTTGCTGGTGGATATATGCTGATTCCCATTAAACTATCTCCACTCCTGTGATATGAAAGTTTACTGAAGTC